GAAAACAATCCATTATCTTCTTTAGCAGATGTAGTTGGATTTGTTTGAATTTGATTCAAATCAAGTATTATATTTCCCGCATTAAATAGATCTCTGGGTTGAATTCCAGTATGAGTTTTTATAAAAATTTTATTATGTCTTAAATCAATATGATCAGGTAATTTATTTAAAACCTCTTTGATTTTATCTATTGAAAAAGATGGACACATTTCATATGCAATAGAATATGATTCAATTCTTTCTAGTAGTGCTTTTTTATCAACTTTCCATATTCTATTCGTAGTGAAACTTCCAAAGGACCACCAAGGATGATTAGCTGCACTTATTTGTAGTCTATGACATCCAAAAGGGTTAGCAGTCATTTCACTTGCGCCAAAACAAAAGTCCGGCTTTCCAGATCTACATTTATCTCCGTAGCAGTAGTTTAAGCCACCAATTATTTTCCTATCCATAATGGAACTATTTATAACTACAAAGCAAGACTTCCATGAACTAACAAGTTCATAAAGCTTTATAAATGCTAAATATTCTCTTGGCTTGTCTGAATAAACAGCTTGGTATAAAATTCTGTTATTAATAGGATTTTCTATATACTGAGGCGCTAATTTTGCTAATGTTAGAGCTTGAGGAAAACTTTGAGATTTAGATTCTCCGAAGGATATACTAACATACCAATCCGGAAATTCAATTTTTGTAGTAATTTCTTTAGAATGAGCGGAGGTAATACTTGTTGATGTAGAATTTTTGACAATTTTATTGGTTACTTTCTTTTGGGTAGCAACACTCGTAGGATCTTCTTGCTTTGCTATTTTATTATTTAATCTATTTAATCTGTGTTCAAATTCTTCAGGATTTGCATGAAAATCAGCTTTGCCTATTGCTTTGATAGCTTGTTTACATACTTTAACAGCTTCTTTGTATTTCTTCTGACGCTCAAGTATTATTGCAGGTCTTTCATAATATGCTGTTCCTATTGGATCATATTCATTTAAGATATGAAGATATATTTGCAGTGCGTCATCTTCTTTTTTTAATTTCTCTAAACTCCTAGCTTGTTCATAGTAATTATAGTACTCAAAAAATTTATCATCAGACATAAAAACTATCTCCTTTCAATTTATTATTCAATTAAATTCTTAAATTTTAGATTTAAAGCTTGTACTGAAATGCCTTCAGCACAAGCTATCTATTCAAGTGTAAATATATAAAAAGTCATTATAAGTGTCATAAATATTGATTGTCTTGACGTTATTATACATATCTCTTTGCAATTTCAATTAATTTATCAGAATAGGTATATAAATCATCTAAAGATTCCAATGTATATTTAGTTTTTGTCTTATCTTCTTCTGGTAGTGTTAATACTCTCTTTACATTAAGCGATAATCTGCATATCCATTTTCTTGTATTATCATCAACCAAAATGCCAAAGTAGGATTCTGTATCTTTATATGTGATGTGTGATATATCTAGTACAGGTCTAAGTATAGATTTTATTATTGCATATGCTTCTAATTCTTCATTAGTAGTAATAATTTTTTTGATTTCAGGGGCTTCTTGAACATCAACATCAATATTAGCAGCTACTTCTTGAGAGGGAATAGTTTTATTAGTATCTGTATCTGAACTTTTTAATGTTTCTCTAAATTTATTACTCATAGTTTCATTAATGAATTGATTAAAAGATTTTTTTAGTATAGGAATGAATTTATCAATTAAAGATGCAGTTCTTCTTCCTTCATAAATTTCTCCTAATATATAGTTTGCAAAACTTTCTGATGGATTTTCTGTTTGTTTTTTTAGAAAATCTTTTATAAGGCTTGTGTATTTTAAATCTGATGCAGAATTAACAATAGCATCTACATCTAATTCATCTTTAGAGAAACTTTTTAAATACTGAACAGCACTATCTTTTAAATCAAATAAATCAAGTTCAAAGAATGGTTTTTGGTCCATTTTATTCGGTTCATCTAAATCTGTGAAGAATTGATATTTTATTCCATTTGTAAGTACACCAAATTTAGCAGCTGAAGTTGTATAATATCTAAAAAGTTGAGAGCCATGCTTATCTAAAGTATCATTGCAAGACTTTGCTTCTATAAGAATTGTTGGTGTATCATTTAAAATAATTGCATAATCAACTTTCTCACCTTTTTTAACCCCATAATCAGCATCAAATTCTGGACAAAATTCAAGTGGATTAAATACATCATATCCTAACATCTGAAAAAATGGTAATATTAATGATTGTTTAGTAGCTTCTTCTGTTTTTATTTGGCCAACTAATGTTTCAGCTCTACTTGATATAGCTTCGATTTTCTCTTTAATTTCCATTTTAGGTTATCCTCTCTTTTGTGAATTTATTTTATATTAAATTTATATTTTATGTTAAATCTTAATTTTAAGGCTTGTACAGGAATACCCTCAGCTCTTGAAATTTGATCCCATGTAAATCCTTCGTAAGCAAAGAACAGCTCATCTGGGATTGTAAGAAATACCGAAAATGTATTAGCTTCAATTTCTAATCTGTTAACTGAAAAAAGAGTATTATCTCTTAAAAATGGAGTATTTGCATCTGGGTGAAAGATAGAATGCCCTAGCTCATGTGCACAAGTAAAAGTTTTTTTATATCCTGTTAGATCATAATTTATATGTATCATTTTTTCTCTAACATATTTATTATAGTAACCATTTATAGATCCTAAAGGTTCTGTATATATTTTTATATGCTTAGCAGCTGCTATTTCAAAGGGGTCATTAGTCTTATACTTTTTCACAAGGCCTTCAACTTTATTTTTAATTATCTCTCTCATTGATATATCCCCCTTAAAATATTACTTTCTATATTTTTTCGGAGTATATTTTTTAGCAGCTTCTTTAGCAATACGCATAGAATTTTCAAGGCTTATTCTTAGCAGTTCTCGTGTAGATTCATCCATTGGTTCTCCATCAAACATAAGGCCATCCTGATTATTTTCTAGCTGTTCTAATGTTTTACTAAGAGCTTTTTGTATATCTTTTTCATCTTTTTTAGTTAATTTAGTTTCAGAGCTTTTAGATTCTGGAATATCAGTGTTACCGAGCAAATAGTCTACTGATACGCCGAAGTATTTAGCTAATTGATTTATAAAATCAACATTTGGTAATCTTAAGTTATTTTCATACCTAGAAAGAGTTGATTTAGTTGTATTTAAAGCTTTCGCTAAGTCTTCTAAAGTTATATCTTTTTTAGTCCTAATTTCTTTCATTCTTTCTTGAAAAGTTGCCATAATAACACCTCTTTAAAGTCATAATATCATTTAGTTGCCAATAATCGCAATTTAGTTGCCAAAAATACAATATTTTTATTAAATATACTTGACAAGTTGCCAAATAGATAATATAATAAAGTTACCATATGGATAACAAAAAGGAGATGATAATATTGATAAAAAAGCAAGCTAATTTTCAACTAAAAGGATTAAGAGCAGCATGCAATTTGAAGCAATCTGATATAGCTAGAGAATTAGGAATATCTGAATCCACATACAATAGAAAGGAAAATGGATATGCTGATTTTTCAGAGACTGAAATGTGGAAAATCAGCAAGCTTTTAAAAAAGGATCCAGAGTCCATATTCTTTAACAATATTTTTTTTGATGATAAAGTTGCCAAATAGATAACAAGAATAATTTTCCTATGTATCCATACTAACAACGAAAGGGGGTGAAATAAATGTCGAAAAAAGCCACGAAAGCGGCAGATAACATCTACTATAAAGCACGAATGGAAGCAGCGGTTACTAATGACAGATTAAATAGTAGAGAAGGGGCCGCTGAAATAGTAGGAATTGATAGAACAAGACTTGCACGGATAGAGCTTGAAAGTATTTGTGCTTATCCAGAAGAGGTTCTGATGATGTCAGAAATATATAATGCTCCAGAGCTAGAAAATTACTTTTGTTGTGAGCAATGTCCTATAGGTAAGCATAGTGTACCACATTTAGAAGTGATGAAAATTGATAGACTTACCATTTCAATATTATCATCATTGAAAGATGTTAAGTCAGTTAAAGATTCACTAATAGAAGTTGTAGCTGATGGTGTGATTACTGCAGATGAAAAACCACAACTTGAAAATATACTTGACTCTCTTGAAAAAATTTCTGTTGAAGCACAAAAATTAAGGCTTTGGACTGAAAAATATTTGAAATGAAGTGGGGGGAATACAATGGGTAAATTAGTAAGAACTGAAGAAGAACATGTAAAGGTTGGAAGGTTTGAAGCTTTTGTAACTAAGAAATTTTATGATGGTCCAGAGGAAAGAGAAGCACAGGTTAAAG